CTACTTCCCGGCGTCATACATTGCAGCCATATACACCCATATCTTGCCTTGCGGAGCGTCTTCGTCGGCAAAGTAAAACCTATGGGCACCCTTGAGGATCTGAGCATCATCACAGACCATACACATATCGGCGTAAAACGAGTTAAACGCGACATACTTATCCCACTTGGTTGTACCCGAAGGGAAAGACATCCCTCTTGCAGCTTCCTCTATCTGATCGGCAGTCCAATGGGCACCGGTTCTCTTCTCACCGGACGGTCCTGTATAACGTATACCCTCTACATCCATTTCGGCAAAATTCCTGTCGTAGTGGTTGCCGTACAGTATGGAGTGCTGCTTGCGCATAAAATGCCAGTATTCATCCGGGTGCTCATCCCTGAGAATACACAGCATATCACTCAATGTGTCCACGCTCTGCCACATCGCCTTGTCGGAGGCTACACCGTTAGCCTTGGCATCCCTAATCATATCCTTATATTCCATGTCGTTAATATTATATATTATCAATCTGTTTTGTTTTCTCTGGACACTTGTGTCTTTTTGATAGGCAAAAAGAAGTATTTTGGTATATCAAATTGTCACAGCAAACGTTTATTTTTGCTTTCAATATGTCATTCCATCATCAGCTTCTTAAGCTCTATCAGATCGGCATCTGTTATCCTGATAGCCCCTGTATTGCCAAACAGGATATTCGATACCGGATTATCGGGGAGAGCAATGCGGATATTTCCCTTACCTATAGTTCCACGGATAAAACCTTTCCCGAACGGCATCTCATCCATCTCGCGAAACATTACTATGAGGTCATTAAACAGCATATCCGCATCAATGTTGCCGTTTTCGTCACACAAAAACAAAGAGGCATTGTCAATCATTGTATTCAGGTTGTCTCTTTCTTTGGCGATATAGTTTTTTGCACCCCTCTTCAAATACACCGAAGCGACTTTCAGCTTCGGGTTAGCCTCAACCAGCGTGTCAATCCTGTCATCAACCCACAACAACAGCGAATCAGCCATCTTGTCCTTAATCTCTGTTATACTTTTCTTTGCTTCCATCATTTTTTTGATTTAGATTGAGGTTTTCCATTCTTCCAGTCGATGAACTCCTGCCATGTCATATCACTATGTTCCGTCACGTACTCCCTGAACAGAGCATCACGCCTGGCGGTCTCTTCCTTGGCCGCTTTCGACGTCCGCCTTACGAATGACAGCTGCTGCTCCAATATGGCCTTACCTTCGGCAGACGCTTCTATCCTGCCCTTGACCAGCAGAAGCAGTTCGGCATTAACCATCTCCTGTATAGCCATGCTGTTATCGTAGTATTCTTTATTGTTGCTGAGGACCCCACGCTCCTGCTCGTTGAGAGATGAGACAATACGGTCTATCTCATCCCAAACAGGAGTTGCGGTATGCTGTACGGGCTGCGTCTTGGGAAACTGCTGCAAAGCCTGTAACTTCTGCTGGTACATCTCATTTTCCTGCGCCAACTGTTCCAGGTTACGCCCGGATGTAAGTAGAGGATCATTTTCAAACATATTCATTATTTTTTTGTCAGTGGTTAATAAAGAAAGTGGTATGCCCCCGAAGGGACTTACCACTAACGTTTCTTACGTCTTACGCGTTTGGTGCGGTTGACTGCGGGCGGCAGTTGCATCCGTAAGGGTTCGCCCCTTCCAGCACGCTGACTGTCGGGGTTGAAGGCAAACCCACCACACCATAGATTGCACGGCATGTCTTGCGGTCCGTATAGCACATACTTTCCTTCAGGACACTATCCATGCCCATTTGAATAATCTTGTTCTGGTACAGGTTGGCAACTTCCATTCCGTATACCTTCTTGTCCAGCTCACAGAACTTGGCGGAGTAACGTTCATTGAGTGTGTCGTAAAGGTCACGCTGTCCCTTGTACAGACCGAATGCAGCTGTGTTCAGCTTGTCATTCATGTTATCGTACAGGTCACGGGAAACCTTGTAATTTCCGAAGTCACCGTCTACCTGTGACTTGTAGAGCTGCCATTTCTCGTTAATGTCTATCTCGCGATGTGCGTACATCTGTTCCTGAGTGTTGACCTTAAGCCCCCAAATGGTATTGGTCAAACTCAAAGCTTCCTCACATCCCTTCTCCCACGCCTGAAATGCCGTAGGAGCCACGCCCGAACGTCCGGCAATGGCATCGCTGACCGTATTGATGTTTACGTTCTCAGGCATACCGCCACCGCCAAAAATGCGACCTCCGCGACCCCATAATGCGGCTGCACCCAGAGCCGTACCGATAATACCGGTAGTCAATGCTGCGTTACCCACGCCCTTAGAAGCATATTCCTTACGATCTTCGCCATGGACATACTCCTTCTCTTTGATTACTTGTTTTACTTCTGCTTCCATATAACTTGTATTTTGTATTGCAGCCCTTCGTTGGGCTACATGCAAAGAAAGCCATAATTCAGCGGCAAATGAAATACTTGCTTGCGATATACTTGCTGATTACTTGCCAATTGCTTGCCACAATCCACTTGCTTAATTTTGCCCTGTTGGAGCGGATATAAGATACACCCTGCCTGGTCCTGTGTATGACCCTGCCAATCTCCTCATCGGTCATCATCCTGGATAACGCCATTACAAGGAGGTATCGGGCATCGGCACACTCTTCGCGGTTGCTATGCAATATGTCAGCCTCATCAATACCTGTAACATTACATACCATAATTATGATATCCTGATATAATTCCTCTATTCTCATCGATACTTTTTTTAAAGATTGGAAAACAAAACACCCAAGAACTTGTTTATAACTTAAGAAAGCCGTAAACAATGCCTTGGGTGTTCATCTCCTGTCGACTGTCAATCATTAAGGAGGACGGCTTTCTTTTCATTCTAAGCCGTAAAAGAACTGCTTTTGTTATTACTACGCTTCTACTCGTAGTATTGCGAGAATAATTCCCGATATGATGTCTTATTTCATCTCACCCTCCCTTCTGATAAAGATTAATGATTCCGTCACGGCCAATACCGGTTATCTTCCTATGATAAATTATACGTCCACTGTCCAGCTCTTCCTGCTTGATTTCAAACCACGCCAAATTTGCATAACCGGCACAAGGCACCCATGTTCCGTTTACCTTATACTGTACTTTCTCACTCTCAAGCCATCTGTTCAACTCAGCAGCCGAACGCATACCTATTTCTTTTGCGACTTCCGTAGCCGTATAGGTTTTGTTCGTATGCGTCAGGATGGCTATATGCTGCTCTGCATCCCTTCTCTTGGATTGCTCATCCTTGAGTTGCATCGCCAAACGTATAATGGTATCCGGATTGCTCAATACCTCTTCTATTTTGTCGGGTGTAAGATAACCGCCATGTTTGCGGATAGAAGGAAGGACTTCGCCACATACCCAATCCTGGAAATGTTCGGCTTGTGGCTTGTCTGAGCGCATAATCGTTTTATAGAGGTTCTTTTCGCTCATATATATAAGCTGCTGTACACCTCCATTTGTAGGGGTGTCAATCAAACTTACACCCTTTGCATCTAACCTCTGTTTGGTCATACCTGTATGTAAATCAAGTATCCTACAAATATCCGCAAGGCAGAATAACGGTTCTTCACTGGTCCCGGCTACTCTCACTTCGCCAAAAACCTCATTCTTGAAAATCTGAATATCGTCCATATTATACATTTTACCAAATTCTATAACTTAATCCAACCACGACAGCCGGTGATAGCCCATCCTTGCCAAATCCATAGCCGGCAGTGATTGACATACCCCATCTACGAGGTTTTATTTTCATCACATGATGGATATCATTAGTAACCGTGACAGTCTTAGGATATACCTTCAAACTGTCCAAGTTCGGGTTATAACCACTGACATAAGCCGTATAGTTACTGTCCCGGTATATCTTCTGCTCGACAGGGAGCACCGTATCACCTACATGGATAGTATCGCCCGTGTGCCAGCAAATCAAAGGAGTAGGAAGGTAGTAGGGAACCGTATCCCTTCTTATCACAAGGCTTGAACTGAATACCGTATCCGTTCTTGCCTCTATAACTGCTTCGGGGGATGGCTTTGCGAACCATCCTAAACCGAAAGCGAGTACAATCAGTAATATGTAAGGAAGCCATTTCATTTCAATTTGGTTTTTAACTTTCAACCCCACCAAGCTGCTCTATACAATTTCAATTGTAATGCTTTCTCCCCCTCTCTGCACATCCTCTATCAGCACATTGAGCTTATCGGATGTATATCGGGATTCGGTCAATCGCCCGACTTCCGTATTCCTTCCGACAAGTATGCAGCCGGCAGAGTCATCGGCAGTATTCCCCGGATGTATCAAGATGCCTTCAAAGGCAGGGACGTTAAGCAATCGTGGCAGGTTTCTGCCAAACTTGGGAGACCAATTATATACCACCTTATACTCTCCGTAAGGGATGGCGGTTTTGCCATATACCTTCTTTTCATTGCTCAAATCACGGACGGTGTCTTCCAATGTGTTACAGAAAAACTTTCCGTCTACGAACAGCCTGCCCACCGTATAAGCGGGTTTCTTCCATAATCTTTCTACTCTTAATTTCATATTATATATTTTTTATATTTAATAATTTATGTATGTTTGCGACAGTATTTAATTATACTGCTTTTCATAAAAGGTATGACGATAACTATGCCGGTATAGCGATACCGGCTTTTTTTATTCCTTCTTTTCCTCCTTCTTTGATTCAAACAATATCCGTGCAGCCAATTTTGCGATTTCTTCCTTGTTTTCAATTATCACACTCATTGTTTTCTCTGCTTTCCTCAATTCCGCCTTTTCCCACGATTTTTCCCTTACCGATATAAATTCGCAGAATATACAATAGACTGTCCAAATCATAGAGAAGACAGGGAAAGGTATAACGACACAGCATAGTAAGTCGATAAAGCACAACTCCAAGAACGGTGTGAAGTACTTCTTTGCCTTGACAGCCGTTTTCTTGTAACCTGTCGATGTCCTTGCCTCACCGCGCTGTTTGGCTTTCATCACTCCGGTCAACAGGTCTATAAACATAGCCCCAATAGTGACAGCGATACATAAGGCAATCAGCACGATGTGTGTCATCATGTGCTGCTGGATAAAATTGTAAATAACATCTTTCATTTTGTCTGTTTTTAAGATTAATACTATATTTGCATGTGTTTTTCATAACCCAACAGACCTAGCGAGGTCGTTGCATAAGTTTTATTCCCTGCATGCCTTCACAGGCAGCAGGGAATTTTTGAAGTTTAGTCTACAATCCTGGTATCGGAGCTTTAATTATTAGTCTATTACCTTTACCCGAGTTATTGACAAGGGGTTGTGCGTAAAAATATCCATCCTTGATGGCCAGTCCATCAATATCTGTATTCTGCAACCGTGTCCCATCAGGAGTGTACTTCCATAAGTTTATGTTCTCAAATTGTAGAGAGCCATCATCATTAAGCAACATCTTGAATATTTGGCAATAACCTGTATGGTTATCTGCAATATATAAGTTTCCGTTATAATACTGTCCTCCATGTGCTCCATATTCCTTATATCTATCCTGATGCCATCCTTTAACAACTTTAAATGTTCCATTAAATGTTTCATTATCTATATAACTATACTTACCACTACCTAAATTGTTGGTACCTTTCCCTAATTGGATTAAATATATGTCTTCAAATTTGTTGATGGAAATATACATCATATCATCTGCACCTGCCCAAAATCCGTAGGATTTAACGCCAAGTTCTGAGACATCTACATCAACATATTTTCCACAATTGTTAAAATTAATGGTCTCACCTTTATCCGGCCATGAAAGAAATTCGTAAAATAAGTATATATGACTATTACCACTGACAGATCGGGATGATCCATTACCTATAGCAAGTACTTTGTTTATTTGATTATAATCTACGGATTTATGTTCAAGTTTAAATCCCGTGGCGTCCCTGAAGTCTGTTTTCCCTGTTTTTATTTGCGAAAAATCCTCTGCATCAAGGATGCCAAGATAACCGCCATCATCAGCCTTATCAAACGTCCAGAACTGTCCATCTATAAAAGTACAATCATGATATCCTCTTCGCGTAACGGGGATTTCTTCATATCCTATTTGTTTGGTCAATCTGATTGGATAAGTTGCCAGATACTGATCATAAGCAATTATGTAAGGATACCATTCCCCTCCACATAGATTACCATCATAATTTATTAATAGGACAACTTCGGTTGAAAGAGTTTTATAGTTGGTAAACATATTATGTAAACTTTCTTTTACCGAAATAATTCCCTTGGTAAAATCATACACAAGTACTCCATGTTTAGGAATTGTAAATTCTTTCCAAACAATGCTATACTTTTCATTTGTTCTATCCTTAATACCGTCATATATCACTCTTACCTCTTTAATATAGGATGCCGTTTCATGATTAATGATTTTAACAGAACCATCTGATAAGTTTTTTTCATACTGGATATATCCGGATTTAATCCCGTAGCCCTTTGGTTTTAAAGATTCGTTTCTTTTTTCAATTTCGTCAATCACATATCCTGTATAAGTTCCTTTTCTAAAATTAAACAGAATTGGCACAAAGCTATACTTATAATCTGCATAATCAGCAATACGTATAATATCTATAACTAGAGAAATTGTTTTATTAAAACTTACCAAACACTTATATCCTAATACATATCCGACTCTTACAACCCATTCATAGTCTCTCGAGGTAACATAATTCCCCTTATAATCCCTGATAAGGTTTTTGCAATACCATTTAACGGTACCATCCTCATCTATTGTCACGCTCTCACTCTCGTTAAGAACAATTGACTGAATAAATGATGGATTTGCCCTCTCTATAGCCCTCTCTTTAACAGAATCATAATACCTTATATCAGTTCCACCTATATATCTATCATCCAGCTTGTAACCTACATAGGGATTAAATGCTCTATCCACATTCTGATTAGCACACGCTACTCTTAGACCTTTAATACTGTTTTCAAATTTAGCAGTAGTGGCAGGATTAGTACCTCCAACTTTACATTCCAATTTTATCAAGTTGTCAAAAACAATGATGGTAGCTTCTGTTATATCTATGATTTTTGATGCTATTTCATCACCGGTTTCACCGGTGATAATTGGATACCTATACTCTTTAGCATTGTAACTAATGATCAATGTTCCATCGGCTTCTGCGGTTCCGAAAACCTGAATAAAAGAGATGTTTTTATATTTGCTAGAAAAATAAAATAGATTGAATTGTTTTTGCCCCGATTTTAGCAGATTCAGATAAGCCTCCTTAACCCCATCGGCATAATCACTGGCATTGACACTGTAATTATCATTTTTCCCAAGAGATTCTATCCAATTTCTATCATTGCTCCATGTTAAGTCATCCAACGCAGAACCAGTAAACAGCTCATTAATCCATCCATTTTCAGGATCATTATAGCTTATTTTCATTCCGATTTTGCGCTCTTTTTTTAAAACTTGCTTACGAGTTGTTGCAACGTCTGTATTCCATTCTAAAATCTTGTAATTTGACAACCCGGAAAGTTCTTCCGTAAGGTTTTTACGAGTAGTCGGATGTACCACCGCATCAGTGGTTGTAGCAGGGTAAATAGTCTGCCCGCCTTTGGTAAGTTTATGAATTTTAGCCATATAATTCTTATTTTAATTCGTAAATTTATTCTTTATCGATTCCCGATTAAAGGAAACCACTCAATACATCTTCGTATTCCTTGTCGGAAATTGGAGAGGAAGAAAGCATCTCATTCTGTACATCCTTTACCACAGAGTCTTTTAATTCAGCACGCTGTTCCTCTGTCATGGAATCCCATGTCATTGGATCTCCCTTATCGCCCTTCTGATAGTTAGGATAAACGTCAATTGTACCTGTACTGTCGTCAGACTTGCCATTGACAAGAACGATGCCTGTAAACTCCATGGATACAAGGTTACAGATACCATCAGCAAAATCAGCATCAGTAAGGTAATACTCGCGTCTGACCGTCAGGTTGCCTGGACGCATGCCATGATTATCAAAAATAACCAGCAGGCTGCCATCATCCAGCCTGCGACAGTTCTTGTAGTCGTGTCCGTCGAAAGAGGCTACAACGGGTTTCGACAATACTGTCTGATAAGTAAACCGGAAAGGAGTTTTCAGGTCTCCATTCAGATTTTTCTCTATGATTTTAAAATCGGACTGATAATTGATTCTCATAACTATAATATTGATGTTACATCGTCAATTTCCTCGGCAGTTAAGTATCCCGACAGGTCTATACTTCCACCTCCTCCTGTCGTGCCTGTGGCACTCCATGTGCCTTTTGTTTTACATTGATAGATTGGTCCTGGTATGGTATCACCTACTACAGCCCAGTCACCTACAACCGGGGATGGTATAGCAGCCTTCAACGCTTCGATAGTAGGATACAACCCCTTGTTGCGGGTGCTGCTTAATTTTATTTTTTCAACTTCGGAGGAAGTTTTGCTAAAATTACTGTTGATTCGGTCGGCAGCATCAGACCAGGTACCTGTTTTAATGACTGTATTGAGTTCCATATTATTTCTTTACTTTTAAAATCCCATTAGTTATAATACCTTCCACCGTCTCATAATCCACATAGACTTGTCCGGTACCGACATCATCCTTACCGGGCCAATGACTGCAACTTATATCCGCCACATACTTAGACACGCTTACCCCATTATATACCGATTTCATCCCTACCAATAATGTTTCACCTTTAGATCCATAAAACGAGACGTTGTTGGGATTTAACAGGATATCCGTTTTTTCAACATGATTCTGTATTCTGATACGCTCCGGATATACAGTCGTTTCGAGTGCCAGTTGATCATTGACATACTTCCGCAAGATGAGATCGCCATATTCCCATTCGTCCGATGATTTGTCAAACCTTAAGATCAAGGTGGCGTGTCCTTCTGCCGTGTACATTTCCAGCGTATTCTTTTCCGGATCAATGACAATTCGCTTCCCATCTACAGAGGTCTCAACCCTTCCACGGAAAAAGCCTCCTAATGCATAGACATATCCTTTTAAAAATACATCACCGCCATGCGTGGCAACAAAATTTGCCATATTCGCCCACTCCGCATCAGTAGGCTGGTAATTGGGGTCGTTACGGAACTTCATTACGGTCATAATAGCCTGTTCAAGTTTGCCACCCGCCCAAAACGCCACATCATCATCATCATTGTATATGCCACTCACTCCGGCAGTAACCTTCTGCATCTTGCCATCCTTGTAATTACCCAATTGGATCATGTTGGCTAAAATCAGACCACCAAGGATATCCACAGATCCATCTTTAATCGCACTGGCAATATAGTTGATAGCCTGAAAACCTGCCATGGACTTATCATTATCCAAGATGGATGGCTTCCAGTCTGTGGCAATGGTCCCACGCTCTAGCTGAATATCACAAACGGTTGCGGTACCGCTAAGCATAAACACACCTGTACCATTGAAGGTGAATTTAAACGTGTACCTCTGATAACCGGATGCAAGAGATTGAGTTGTGCTGAAATCGCCACACGAAACAGCCACTGATGCACCTTTTGCTTTAAATGATATAACATAACTTTCTCCTTTAATTAAGGCCACCGATTGTGACAGGCTGCCGATTGCGGCGGAATACCCGGAACCGGCATCATTATCGGCGGATACGGTAGCTACACCTGTCCAATACTTTAATTGCTTGCTATATAGTTCCTTGTCAGGCATAAGCTCATCGGAAGAAGACAGTTGCTCACTCTCATAGTCACCGGTGAATCCGCTATTCCGTAACAGGTTTACCGACCCTAGATGCACGGCATTATATATCTCATCGGGAAGGTCGGTCAGATTGGCGGAACCGGTGGAACCCGGCTGTAAATTCATACGCCCGGTTAAGAGGTTATCTCCAGGCTTAATCCTTGTATATTCTTCCGGCAAGACAAAACTGTTAATGCCTACATATTGCTTGATATACGGTGAGCCTTCACCGGCACCTGCCAATATCTGCGCGTTCTGCCTGTTCGGATCATCCGTACCTTGGTACCCTAACTGCACAATATCATCACCGACCAAAGGAGCATCACTTTCAGCGGCACATATATCCTTAGACAAGTCGATATAATCCGTACCTACAGCAACCACCAATCGCCATAAGAAGTGATTACCAAGCGTCCCGTCCGATTGTTTTTGCAGGTTAAACGTCTCAACCAAAGCTTGGTCCTTTACCTTAAACTGATTGTATATGATCCTTCCTTCCGCATCCTTAGTCCGCATGTAGCATCGCCAGTAATCTCCCAAGTCTTCCACTTTGATACAGGACATTCCGGCAGCGGTCTCCATCAGTTTGCCACCGATATGGGTGGTTTTCTGCACTTCTATTTCTTCGGCTGTCAGCTTCCTGCGGAAATGGGCATAATCAAGCTCCAAATGCCATGCACCCTGCTCATCCTGCCATAACCCCGCTCCTGTAGATCCTTGCTGAAAATTTCCTCCGTACCATCCTTTCAAAAATGTTATGAACTCACCGGCAGTGTCGGGCTTGTCCTTCCTAATGAAATGGTCAAGAACAAACAGCCCTGTAAGGATGTCATCGTCTGTAATATCCTCATCTTCCGCCTCTGTTCCCAAGATACGCTTTAAATCATGCCCACTAATCTTAATTCCCTTGAGGAAATTAATCACCCCCTTCGCTTCGTCATCTGACACGGAAGACAGAAACCAATCGGACAATTCTTCTATATCACTGCTACCTCCGCCTGAAGTAACCGTAACCGTCCTTGACGCGCACTTTCCGTCACGTTCTCTCGGAACGATTCTGTTTGTTATTCTTATTTCTGACTTAATTCCCATTTTCTACCATCGATAATTGAATATTATTCCGCTCATAGTCCCATACACCGCTTAGCAGCATGAATCTCTTATTAACCGCTGATTTGTCATACAACCGGGTAAACGGATGGATAGAACCATCGTTTTTTATTACCTGCGTTAACTTGATTTGGGTTGCCTTATAGCGGTTAATCACCCTTCGGATGAAGGCTTCTTCGGGTCTGACAAGTTTATCCTCGATGACGGAATACAGGTTATCCGTTAAGAAGTCATTTCCCAACAGTGCCTTGCTATAGGAAGCCCCGTCCGCATTATAAGAGCTTATGCCGAACTCAACTTCGTCAAGTTCGGACATGAACTTATCGTTGACCACGTTCTCATACAAGCGGTCACCGTCTTCGCCTTCATCGATGATTCCGTCTTTCTTCTTGTAGTCAAATCGGAAGTCCTTTAAAACGGCACCGTATGCGATAAAACCGACTTCCTGAGCGACCCTCTGCCTGCGACAGTACATCGTGAATTCCAATTCTCCGATAATCGGTACGTCCGATGGAAGAGTGATGATGTGCCCGGACAGTCCGCTATATGGCATATCGGGCGTTTTCGTGCTCTTCACATTCGCCCAGTTCTTGATATTGTCCGTCTCGAAAACGATTTCAAACCGGACGAATGAGGATTGCCATCCACTGCCGTTCCAATACTTATCCCCGATCTTAAGGGAGCATGCGTAAGGAATATTGGCAGAGATATTCATATCACCGTCATAGATATAGTTCATGCGGCTGTCGGAGGGGAAACGCATGCTTCCCGATATGCCGATGGCACCGTCCTTCCAGACTGCATTAGGACCCCTCATCGTAAAGGCAGGCAGGGTTTCCTTCCGGTATTCGTCAAAAACCATCACACCATCTACCGTAGCAGACCGCATCTGGATGCTGTCAGCCCAATTATAATCCCCCGGCGGGTCTCCACCACCGGTGAACAACGCTTCCTTCATCAGGACAGCCCCGAATATGTTATCGTTAATATTAGTACTCAGTATGGTTTCGTGGCGGTTCTGATCGTAGTAATACATTTTCCATTCCTTCGGTTTCAGAAACCTCTTGATGTCATACTTATCCTTATCGCTGTAACTCGAACCGCCCGCCCATTCCAGGTTGTCGTAATCCTCATTAACCACCAAGTCCTCAAACACATTGTTGACGGATTTGACTGTCACCTTATTATAACCGGGCAAAACGTCAATGGTGTTGTCGCTGCCGGCGAAGCCGATATCCTGCAATGTGGCATCATTCACCGACACCATTGTATAAGATGTCAATGCCTCATTATACTTGCGATACTGACCGCTATAGTCCGCATCGATGATATACAGGCTGCCTTCGTAATCATACAGCGTCCATGAAAAGAACTGCATGAGGTAGGTCAATACTTCATCCAGCATCAATTCATCTGAGGTGAAGTTCTCTTCCGCGAATCTGAGTTTATCCAATACGTTCTCGCCCGAAGAATAAGCAGCGGAGGAAGACGCATACACATAAGGGATATATACGGACTCATAGCCACCATGGGCGGAAGATATAAGGTATCTTAGCAACTCCATTGCGGTAATGAATCCCGACTCTGTCTGCTGCTCATACTTAATGTTTTCAAGCGTGGCTATGGCACTGACGCAGTCAATCTCTATGGCATCCACTACAGGTGCATAAGATTGCGTGAATTGCTCGGGGGTGATATATCCTGTCCATAGCAACCTACTATCCTTGTACAATTTCACCGAAGCATATTGATTATCTATGCTAAACAGGTCCAATAGCAAAGTTTCTGCATTAATGGATACAGAGGCCGTAGATGTCCTTATGGGCTTGTAAATGAATTCCTCATCATCTCCTGTAACGACAAATGCCGATGGAGCAGCTCTTAATTCTACTGTTTCCCCACTATAGTCTTTTGCGGAAATTATAATTTCCAAACGCTCTCCATCGAAATTAAAAAATGGAATTCTATATTTTTGCATAATTATCTATTTATGGAAATTTCTTACCGATTTTTTTTGCGTGATTGGAAATCTGCAACCAGGCATCACTTCCCCTTATCACCGCCCTTCCGCCAACCTCCACCTTTATCCGGCTGACAGAACCTCCCCCTATCATATCTTTCAGCTTGCTTAACGGAGCAATGACCTCCGGATTGCTGCTTGCCCCCGGATATTCGCCAACCTCGGCTAATGTGCGTCCTGAGACAATACCACCATTGGCGAACTGAGGGACATTAGATGCTGCCGTGATCAGCGATTGCATCGCTGCTATCTGACCGGCAGCAAGTCCTACGCCGGCAAACGGAATGGATGCATACGCTGCTGTCGACTTTGCCGCCATTTCTGTTGTGGCAGCTTGAGTTTTAGCCTTACTCGTAGCTATCTCTATAGCCGCGGCAGCTTCATTTGCCGCAACTTCTGCTGCTTTTGCGCCAATGATTCCCAGTGCTTCTTCTTCAGCACTTGCATTCTCTTCTTTTGCACCACTTAATTTTTTCGCCACTTCCGATATGTTTTCTATGGTTTGAACAACACTCATTATGCTGTCTACTGTATTTATCATGGTATTCCATACCGCCATCACTTTTTCCCAAGCAGTTGCATCCTCATCCCCCAATACGTCTTGCATTTGTGAAAATGCATTTACCATTCTATCCGCACTTGATGCAATATTCTTTACCCCTGAATAGATACCCTCTCTTAACTCCTTACTTAAGTCTTTAATATCCTGCCTCACCTGAGCTATTTTTAATGCCTGCTCCAAATCAGGAACACCGGCCATAGACTTAGCCAACTCATCATCTAATGTTTTTCCCGCTTTTTGAAACTCTTCCTGCAAATCTTTCGCGTATTCTTTTGCCAAATCCAGCTTTTCCGAAGCAATATCTACTGCGTTTTTTTTGTAATCAAAAGTCGTATCCCTCTCTCTTACCTTAACAGGGGCACTCATAGTTTGAGCAGTTGCCTGCATTGCTGCGACGAATGCCTTCCCTTCTATCCCTATATCTTTAATCGCTCCGGCAGTGCGAGCGGTTTCTACAGCAAGCCTTTGCAATTCGGATTTATATTGTTCCTCTGTCAGTATACCATTCTCTTTTTGAGCCTTTAATTTTTCCAAGGACGCGGAATATTCTTTTTGAATTTTTTCCAACTCGATCGCGGCTTTTAATTGCCCCATCTGATCTACCGCCTGACGTGCCGCCTCTTGTCTTACCTTGTAAAATTCGCTTTCTAATACCTTCCGGTCATTTGACCCACTGGCCTCAGCATATAATTTTATATTCAACTCTGCCAACGCCTTGTTGTATTCAGCTTGAGAAAGAGAACCAATCTTAAATTTTGCTTCCAACTCCGATAATTCCTTGGCTGACTTTTCTTCCAATTTTTGCAACGGCGTTTTTTTATCATTGCTACCGGTACCAACAATATCCCCTGTCCCCGCAGTAGATGAATTTGCCAGTTGATTTCTTCCGCCCATTCTATTAATTACAGCCATCGCAGCATCCATCTGCTTTTGATTGTAATCGATCATTTTTTCTATTTGGGAAAGTTCATCCTTCTGCATGTTCGCATCTGAATGCGATCCTATTAATGGTATATTATTCCAAATGGTTTTCAGCCCCGCGGGACCTTCCCACAAATCCGCCCAATTATCGTTACCCCTTGCTGTCTGTAAGTTTTCTGTTATGTTACCGGCTAGTTCATATTGTCGATCTTTTAATTCTTGTTGTTTTCTTTGTCTATAATCAAATTCGTTAACAGCCTTAAGCAATTCTATTCTTTCTGCTATTTTTTTATTTATATCCCCATTTATTTTTAGCGTTTTCCCATCTATGCTGTAATTAGTTCCCAGCATTGAATTTATATCATTCAATGCTCCCTGTCTTTCTTTGATCGTTCTGTTTATATCCCCTGCTATTCCATATAATTTAGATAAAGAATTAGCCTCATCAGACGCAAAATCTATTGTAGCTATTTCCTTTTTAAAGGAACTAAATAGATTTTTAATTCTACTCCCCTCTTTGTATACATTTACTAATTTAGCTGTGATAGCACCAATTGCTCCTATAATCGCAGTTGGGGCAATAGATGCCAATGCTATCTTGACAGATTTTGCTGCATTGGAAAACATAGCTTTCATCGTAGAGGATGCTTTTTGAGATTTCCAAGCCACTTCATCGAATGACTGACCAGCAGCTTTTGCGGCTCGCCTCGCAGCAGCTTTTGCGGCTAATTCCGTCTTTTGAAAAGATACAATCAATTTATTAACAAGCCGACTTGTCACCAAAACAGCAATAGCCGCAACCACATAGGTAATAACACTCTGAATATTATCTGTCGCTTTCTTTACATACCCGGTAAGCCAATCTATTAGACCTTTGTATTTCCCTTGAATATCTGTCTCATTAACCAGCTTTGTGAATGCATTTTGCAACCGGTTTAATGAGGTTTCCAAATTATCTGTATCCACATTGGGAATCATCTCGTTTAACGCATCTGCAAACTTCGGTAATACCTCTGCGCTTAACAGTTTCCCCTCTTTCATCAGCTTATCGAGACCTACTACACTTGTACCGGCTGCTTTTGCCATAGCCTGTAAAGCAATGGGCAATCTCTCTCCCATTTGCAAACGCAATTCCTCTGAGCTAATCTTCCCTTTACTCATCATCTGAGACAAGGCTAAAAAAACGCCATTACTGTCGTCAGCACTCATACCAAAGGCTGTTGCAGCTCTCGATAGTGACTCAAATATATTTCTCTGCTCCTGCATAGACATTCCTGAGATACTTGCAGCCGCAGTAAACTTCGCATAGTTTCCGGTAAGTGCGTTTATCTCCAATCCGTATTTTTTTGCCAAATCCAATAAATAACGCTGATTGTCTGCAAACACAGCCATTGACCCCGATACGTTTTTCAACGCCGTAGTCACTCTATTAGTTGATTTAGCGACCTCTATAAATTTAGTTACAAGATTAGACAATCCTATCCCTCCTGCGCCTAGAGCGGCAGCAAAAGTTAAGATTTGAGCCTGCATTGCTTGGAATCCGGCTTTTACCTGATTTGTACCTTTTTTAAAATTTTCTGTCAGAAAATTAATTGCTATTGAAAACGATAGTCTGCCTGCCATATTAATCAGATTTACTCTTCCAATTTATTTTATTCATGTCAAATAATTCACCATTGAGGAATTTTCGCAATTGCTCTTCATTTTCCTCTATTTCTTTCCTGGCCTTACGCTTTAACTCTTCCATCTCCCAAGGAAATGGGTATAATTCCCGGGGAGAAGAAATCTTCTTTCCATCTATATGAGGAAGTATTGATATGTAAGTCCATAGCCTGGCACTTTCCATCTCTTCCTTACGTTTTTTTTCATAAGCCTCTATATACAATGGCAGATCACATAATGACATTTCCTCAGTCGCATAATGAGCGTCTAACCCACCCATTACCAACATAGATACTATCTCACCAATACTACACGACAAGGTCGCATCCGATGGTACATCATCAGCTACTTTATCCTTTTGAAATTGAGCCATTATACCCATTGCCTTCTCAAGCCTCAACATCATATCCTTGAAAATTCCATCATTTTCCAATGCTGTCCTAAATACCTCAAACGTATAAGGAGTACTATCTACATTCATCACGTAGAGCAATGCATCTATATCTTCCTTTGACGAATAGTCCATCTGGGAGAAAGGTTTCTTCATCAGCTGTTCCCATCTGATTACCATTCTTACAGTGTATTTCTGAAAAACAGCATTCTTCATCGTTTTTTTAGACGGAACCGGCTGTTTCTCCCTTTTTAAAGCCCACTTTATAAAAAAAGGAAGAAGTATAATCCAGCTAATAGCCAATATTATAATCAATTCCATATATCTTATTTAAAAAAAGCGGTCTGTAAAACCGCCTTCTTTGTTACTTAAAATTATGCACCGGCACCGTCTTCTAACGGCCCTGTACCTTGAAGCGTTACAGAGCTTGTACAGATCGCCCCATTGTCAGCCTTCATTGACAATGCAGTAATAATCGCATTACCTTTGACATACTCTTCCCCTTTAGGAAAATCGCCTTCAGATTCCTCTGTTTTAGCGATTACAAATGGAATCGGCGTGCGCTTCTTCATTAATTCCTTTAACGTCACGAATGACAAGTGCCCCGTTTTTAAAGACAACATACTTTCACTGGATACAGTATAACCTAACTGCCCTGTCAGGTATTCCTTCCAGTTACCCGACATCTTGTTACTGGTATCAATTGTATCTGCACTAATATCAATGCCACACGATGTGCCGAAGGCAATCGGAACCACCTCTTTCTGTAATTCCTTGGTGATTTCTACAAACAACATCAACTTATCACCGACAACCATGTCCTTGCTTGAATCATACTTTTTTTCTGCCATAATATTTAAATTTGAGTTATATCACTAACCAAAACTTTGTATGACAAAACAAAAAAAGGATGCTGAAATTAGCATCCTTTTTGCTCACAATGAACTAATAGAAAACTGAAGGACTTGAACATACTTGTTATCGACATAATCCTCGGTCGAATCTTCTAGATGAATCGTCATTGTGGGATTTTTAAAACTGCCTTCAAGCTCTGAATATATCAATGAGGCAATTTTATTGCTCCTATCATAATTATCACTAATCACGCTTACATAAACTATAGGTATCTGTCGAGCGACCCCCATCTTACTATATTCTTGCCGATACCCGTCACGCTGGTATACTATAAAATCGCCATCTGTCCCATCAGGAGCCACTATCGGATATATTTTATGACCGATAACATCCTTAATTGAAGCTGAAGCCAACAGTATTCCACGTATTTCCGTGGTTATTCCAAACATATTCATAACTATCTCCTCTCGTTAATCCGTTGGATTGCTTTTTTCAAGCCTTCGTACAGATATTGTGTCGCTTTTACTTCTTCTGATTTACGCGCATCAGACCAAAAGTTATTGCCAGGCATAATGCCGGAAGTGCCGGTAAGTGGATGAGGACGTTTTCGCGTTCCCATGTCTATAAGATGCGCATGAGCACCCGATTGTGTGAAGCCCGATAACGCACCTAACTTACGTCTTTTTACACGCGTTGTGAAGGAACTTTCCAAATTGCCCGTAACCTTGCCTGTCTTACGCATCCTTGCCCGAAGGTTGGTTTTCCCTTTGCGCATAAAAACAGATGCGGCAGATCTTAACCCGCTACGAATTGCCTTATCTTTTTCAAAATCTTCTAAATTTCGGACAAGATAATTAATATTTTCCCGGTCTATTACTTTTAGCTCCATAGTTACGTATCTACCCTCCCAAGAGTTAAAATCAAGGTATTATCCCTTTGAGGATCTATCATTTTAATCTCATATATATTATTCATATATACAACCCTTTGCGAATCCTTAATAATGGGATATGCCCTAACCTGGAATACGATAGTCCTGCCGATAAACTGCTCCATTGCACTGATACCATCCTTATCTACAACCAATGACATCTTTCTCCTATACCCTTTGCAGCGGAACACTTCTTCGTATTCCTTCACTACAAAACCCGTTTCAGACTGATGCTCTCTCAGTTCTTTGAATACTAATATCTCTCGCAATAGCCCGGCTCTCATAAACTATAATCCCGATAAAGTTCCAATATATGCTTAGTTCCCTGTTCCAATGGATTACTCTTTACAGTAATTATGTCCTCTCTATAAGCATAGTATCCCCCGACAGATAACAAGATAGCCTGCTTCAATGGAGCCGGAATGTCTCCGGTATCATCCAAGTCAGCAAGTTCTTCTACTGTGATGCACAACTCCTTGGCGATTTTTGCTTCGGAAACTTCTATCAAGGACTCGATATACGAATCCTCATCCGTATACGAATCCTCAATATTCAAGTGCATCTTAGCCATCTCCAGAGTCACATACTTACCCATATCATTTCAACGATGCAATTGTAAATGACTCCTTGCGAATCATTCCCATATTCCAATAAGAATTAATCACTAATCTTACTAATCCTTTAGTCGCTTGAGTATACGGGTCCACCGTCATATCAATAGCACCCCATTGTCCCAAGAAATAATCAGCCCAATTACCGAACACGATGCCAAATTCATCACTGCCCTCTCCCAATTCTTTAGGTATATTATTCGTTCTTAATGCACGATACCCATTCAGCATCCCTTGACCGTCATTGCCAAAAATGAAGCCTCCTGCACCTGATGAATCCTTAACTTTAGTTTTGGCTTTTCCAATCAAACTTGGATTCATAACATACGCTAAATTTCCAAACAATGCATTGTTTACATCCGCTGCCGTTTCCATAGCAACAATCTGCCCCCATGACATATCACCTTTTATCGTATTGCTAACATTAGCTTCCTGGAATATACCATCAGGAACATTATCGGCATGAACGTCTTTCGCAAATGCTGTTTTCTCGATTTTTTGAGCAATAGCAATTGCCATTAATTGACGAATCAATCCTTCCACGTCTCTATTTTCCTGGATAAGCAGCTGTTTTGACAGGTCAACGTATGCGGTCAATCTCTTAGGAGTAAACAGATTGCCTTTTTTAAACGCCCCGGCACCATCTTTTGCCTCCGCATTCTCACCTTCCCAAAATACATTAGTAGCAGAATGTTCCGGCCAATATATATTTCCCACTAACCCCGTCATCATACGCACACCTGCCTGCGAAAGCACAAGGTTAGATTCCAACGGAAGAAGCAACTCCTGCTGTTCTTCATCGATAACAACACCGGTTGCTTTCTCTGTAGCCGCCGTATACGCTGCGCGTTTTGCATAACTTAAAGGGATGATCAACTCACCGCTGTCTTCTGTAGTAGCTGCTACAGAACGGTGAAGTTTAGTCGCTTCTTCAATGACAGCCGCCTCACTATCTCTCTGTTCGGTTTTGTTCATTTGTGCCAAAATCGCGCGACGAAGTGAGAACTGTTCAATAGATTGCCGGGGACCAAACACATGGCTACTACGATTTTCAAGCTCCCTTTCATCAATTTCAATGTTAATTTCAGCCATGCGAACCTGATTTGCGCCCAGTTCTTCATTCTCCTCAGCTGTAAACTGTCTCTGCTCACCTTTTGCCTTCGCAATGATTTCCTTTGAACGAGATTGCAATTGCTTTTTTTCGTCCTTTAATTCGGTGATACTTTTTTCTTTTGCCATAAAAATTAAATATTAAATGTTTTTTCTATGTTACGGTAATACTCATCGGGTATGGTTGCTTTTTTAAGCAGTTCTTCTTCTGCTAACTCTTTCCCCCTCATATAAACTGAGGTTTTACTATATGCGGCATTGTATACAGGAGAAACATCGTACAGATTTCCAATCTTATGGACCGTACGCTTCCATGTATTATCACTTTTTTTCTCCCATGTGTCTTTTTCCACATCGAAGCAAAATGAACTGGCTGATATCTCCCCCCTCCTTATATTCTCCAACAGTTCTTCACCCAGTGCTGTCTTAGGAGCCTCAAAACGATACTTTAATCCCTTTTCATCCACCTTTAAAACTAGGGAACCGTTCCCACCATTGCTCCTAGCCAAAATACCACGATTTTGGGAGTGATTCAGCAACGCAAAAACATCGCTTTTCTCCAAAACTCCATCCAAAGCACCTCGCTCTATAACCTCCTCGAAATATAACCCGTCCGATGGAGTGTTAAAAAGAACAGCATACCCTTCAACCGTGCGCTTTTCCTCGCTTTCTCCGGTTACTTGAACCTGATAAGCCGTATTTCTTATTTCTTTTTTTTCGTCCATTCCTGTAACTTTTATCAACTAACCAAAGAATTGTATGACAAAACAAGAAAGATCATTCTTTTCCGACATTTTTTTCTACAACTTTACCAAGGTTTGCATTCTGTTCCGGCTCTTGTATGCCATTCCCTTTAACAGCATTGCTTAATGTCTGCATATTCACCTGAATAAACGCATTATCCCCATCCGGTAATTTTGACAACCCATGTTTTCGCCTAATTTCATTGGGTGTTATTGCGCCGGCATTGCACATTTCCCGATTATAAGTTGCTTCTGACGTCATATCTGCACGCAAAATGGCGGATGTATCGAATTCTGCAATAATACGTCCTCTTTCTGACGGAAGAAATACTTTTCGATTAATTTCCAATTCTATCTTGGTGATAACAGCCAACACGGTATCCGTTAGATACTGAAGTTGAGTAGCCTCAACTGTTGAATAACTTGATTTCGACAAATCAAATGCCTTAACAGGGGAAACAGAGAAAAACCGGCACATGTCAATCACCTGGAATTGTCTGCTTTCTATGAACTGACTATCCCTAGGACTAATAGATATAGGCTGATACTTCATATTACCCTCTAACACAGCTATTCCATTAGGATGCCCTGTCACCGGATTAGTACGTTCTTCCCATGTTTGGTAAATCTGATCCTTCTGCTTTTTATCTACTCTTCCCGACTCCACAGTCAATATACCGGCTACACTACCGCCCGACTTGAAAAAACCCGCAGCATGTTCCTCCGCGCTAGTAGATATATCAAGCGTCTGACGTGCATGTTCCAAGGTTGAGACACCTATGATACCATCATAGGAAAAATTCAACACGTGAATCATATCCCTTGGCTCGACCAGCTCTTTAAACCCAACAACCTGGTAACGCTTACGCATTATCCCTCTCTTGTCCTGTATCCATACAATGCTTACCTGTGATGAAGGCAAGTAAATCAATTGAAGTACATTCAGGTTATTATCACGCTCGATATAAGCATATCCATTCCCGGTCAGCAAAACAGAGGCCATAATTGTCTTGAAGAAAACATAGCGAGTCATGTCTTCATTTGGCTCCATATCAAGTAAATAATATACCGGATGGGATTTTGCCTCCTTCTTGAAACCATCACCATCTAATTCATACGTTTTCAAAGGCAGCACTGCGACACTGTCCGAAATCAAATCAACACAACGATATACGGTAGAAAGAAGCATAGGTTTGCTTCTGCTTTGCAATATCGTTCTTCCTCCTGTATAACTCCATGCAGTTACACGAGAAGTCTCTACTTTTGACGCTCTTCTTATTTCTAAACCAAATACTTTCATTTATCCACTTTTATCAGATAACCTTTTTTTTGTCATACAAAGGATTCTATTCTCACGAACCGAATCCGCGAATTTCAGATTTATATTTATGGGTTATTTTTAAGTGCCATTTCCCAAGAAGTTATCTACATGGGTAGAATATCGGGGTGTCTCTGATAATACACTTTCGTTAATGCCTGTTTCAATTCCTGATAGTTTTTGATAAAACCAAGCTCAATCCATTGGGCTATCTGCTGCTCCAACTCGTATAACTCACGTATCTTAGCCTCATCACCAACTTTATTACGCATTTCTGATTCATGTTTTCCATAAACAATAATATTAAGTGATTTTGCCAAATCCCTAACTTTCTGATTGAATAAGCCCTTTGGAAGAATAGCGTAAACCGCTGCACACATTCTAGGATATGCATCACCGGCAAGATTGCGAAATTTTATCATTTCGTCATAAACGAATTTGAGAACATCATATTTAAATGAGGGATTTATCCACATTGCAAAATCAATAAAAAGCAGTGGATGCATCCATGTACCAGCATTATCACCCTTATTTGCCCTTGATTTATGATAGGGGTAATTACCCCTATCATAATTTTCCCTTTCCATTATAGTGTAAATGAACTCTTTAGTAGAAGACAAATCGAAGTAGTCATTAACTTCTTTCTTCATACCTTTTAATTGATTCCACTGTTTTAATAAATCCGTCGCATTGAAAAATGCATCTTTTGTTCGTTGGGTTACTTTAAACTCACCCATCGGACGAATCATAACCTGATTTGTTTTCATAATTTTTCAATTTTGATTATATCACTAACCAAAACTTTGTATGACAAAACAGAAAAAGAAGACTATTCTCGCGAACCATCTCCTTTACATATCATGAAAACCAAATCAAATCTCATTACAAACCTTATAAATGTATGACAACTAATAAAACTCTCCATATCTCGGAGACATCAGATAAACGCCTAGAGCTTCAAGCATTCCAATCACACCATCTATCTTTTTTTCTTCAAATTGCTTACTTGGCTTAGTATTCCCATTCCTGTCACGCGCCATCACGACATTTCTAAAGCAATGGCGATTTATTACATTATTATCAACAACCGCCCTGCCTGATAACATCAATCGTTCCATCTCTTTTGTCGGACGATTGAAATTGCCTAATGCCTGGCTAAACTCCTGCATAGGCAATCCTTTCTCTTGGGCGTTAATCACAAATTGTGTAGCATTCCATGCATCATAAGCTATCTTCTGAATATATACCTTATCTCTTATATCTAGTATATCGTTTAAAATATAATCATAGTCCGTTACATTTCCCGGTGTAATTGTAATTAAACCCTTCCTTCTCCATTCCCCGTAAAGCTCTTTAAATCTTTTTTCGCGCAAAGCCATTTCGGGCAAGTAGTACTTAACCTTGAAGTAATATCTATTCTCGGTTGGGAACATGAATGCTGCACAGGTCAAATCGCTCGTACTGGAAAGGTCAATGCCTGCGTAGCAATCCATATCTCTAAAGTCTTCAAAATTCACATCAGAAGAAGAACTTAATATATAATGCTCCGGTATCCATACAGTTTCTGCATCACACCACATATTGATATTCTTCGTTTTTATACCAACCTCTTCTGACGGAGAGTTGATTGCCTTCTGAACCTGCTCGCGTAAATACTTAGTTTTTACAGTGACGCCCAAATTAGGATTGCTCTTCCCCCATACAGATTCATTCTTCCAATCGTCACCTTCATCCAACGAATAAATCAAGGCAAATATTGTATCATCCGTTTTCAACCCCTTAAGAATTTCTGTACACATTTCCCGATATTGGTAACAAGGCCCTAACTTGTCAAAACCGGCAGTAGTTATAATGATACCCATCGGATCATCGCGCATACCTTGCCCGGATTGAAGAACATCCTTTAGTCCTGAATTCTTCGCTGCATGGTATTCGTCAAGAAGAAACATTGAAGGGTTAGGCCCGTCCAATTTTGACGAATCCGCTGCAAGAACCTTCATAAACGATAATGTCTTATCAAAATTTATCTGATCTCTAAATGATTCTAAATACTTGTGTTTAGGATCAAGCCCTGATACAAAGTTTCGACACATCTTAAAACTTACTTTTGCCTGATCCTTGGAATTCGCTGCCAAATATACCTCTGCGTTGGCCTCTCCATCCGCTATTAAATGATACAAACAAAGAGCAGCTGCAAATGCAGATTTTCCATTCTTTCGCGCCATCTCTATATAAACAAACGATGTAAGACGGTTCCATTCCCCGTTTTCGTCCTTTTTGTAAAAACCGTATATGTTAGCAACCGCAAATTTTTGCCACGGAAGTAAAATAAATGACTTCCCGGCATGTCTACCTGTATAATGTTTTAGCAACGCAATAAAATCAATGGCATAATCTACCATCTCTTCTCTAAATTCAACATCTTCCCTCTCAAAGAGACAGTAGAACCTTTCCACAGCCAATTTGACATATTCACCAACCAATACCTTTCCGTCACGAACATCTGCTGCATACTGGTAATATTCCTTCATTTCTTAGATCTTGCACCTCTTCTAATAAACTCTTCCAATGGGGATTTTTCTTCATTATCCGATTTCATTGCCTTTATGTTTCCCCTACTCTTGATGGTTAATCCATATTCAGTCATAATCTTCATGACTTGCGCATAATTCTTTGTCGCAATATTCTGAGCCGGGTGAGCTGCCTTTTCATACTTAATCATGATTACAGGACCTTCTTCCAGCAATTGTTGCGTTGCGCGAAGATACATCTCATAACTGGTAGCCAACATTCGTAATGCGCCAAGGTCTATGTTTTGAATTGCCTTTCTCGCATTTAGTTCCTTAACTACATCTTTCATAAATTTTTGAGCCTCATCGGATAAACCATTGGGCATAGCAAACTTTACCATATATCTTTTTTATAAAACCGCAATATTGTCATACACGCTTTTATTTGTTAATAATTTAACAAATTCAAAATTTGAAAAAGCTCCGTGCGTGTGAAGAAGGGTGGGGCGAGGTTGGCAGCAGCGATGCAAATAAAAAAAGATCCCCCTATCCCTTCCGTGCCTATCCACCGATTAACCCCCATCACCTTTTATCAACGCAGCCTCATTGAAGACAATTTACTTTGCTGACGAAGATGCTCCGCAAGGCAAGATATGGCGGAATAAGAAAACCGAGGAAAGAACGATTAAAGCATCTTCCCCCGGTTGAGGCGCACCACTAATGAAATCGGACATCTTAAACCCCTGAATGTTTTTGGTTATGAATCATCTGATGATGCTTTTTACACAAACTCATCAGATTACCAATATCATACGCAAGAGCCATACGTTCCCATCTATCCTCTGTCTGCATGAATGACTGTATGTGATGTATATCTTCCGCCAGGGTTGTCTTCCCCTCCTTTAAGCACATCTCGCATAAAGGATTGATGGAAAACTTTCTTTTCCTGAGTCTCTTCCAGCGGCTCGTATTGTATATCTTTCTGCGCTCAACATCATACATATTACTCGCTTTCTGAGCAACTTTCTTCGTTTTTTCTATAGTCGGCATAAGCAATCTCTTTTAATTCTTTGTTATCGTTTATCGTTTGAAATAGTATCATTTTAAATCGGAAGCAAAAATAATTAACCAATTCATCCTCTGGCATACCTACAGCTCTCTTGTCCTGAGAGACATAAATAACTGTATCTTGGAATATGTCTTCGTAACTTTTAGAGCAAAAGCACCCATAGTCCCGATAGCCACATAAGTTTTTTAATTTGGAATAATTACGCGCCAATAGAGTCATAACTCCATTGTCAGCCTTCCCGATTTTGATTTTTCTCATTATTTATCTTCCAATTGCCTGATTTATCAATCAACTCTTCAATACAACGCATAACCATTCCACGTACGATTACTGACGTTTTAATACCGGTTATCCCAGTAAGTTCATTAAGTAACATTGATGTCCGATCATCTATTCTTACTACCAATCGTCTATCTTTTCCCATAACATATATGTATTAATTAACACCTCATCCATTACTTCCTAATTAGGGTGATGTGGTTGAATGTTCAATTCGTTCTCTATAAATTTCTGTAACTTATGGGCGCATTCCGAGCATAAGTCGGCTTCTTGGATGAATATATCTTCCCTTCCACCAACAGAGCCACCATCCCATTTATCCACCTTGAAATCCAATCTTGCGCTGCGGAAATACGATGGCTGTATCTCTCTTCCGCATGCATCACATATTATCGTTACTTTTTTCATATCTAACTTGTTACAAGTAAAATGTTTTCCCTTTTTGCGTCTACGTTGAAAATCCAACATAAATTTTTTCCTACCATTAAGAGTACGTGACATTTTAATGATCATATATATTATCAAAATAAATACAATGACAGATGAAATACCTACGGCAATCATATATGTACGTACTAATCCCGTTAATCCGGATTGATTCAAATAGTCAATAAGTTCTTTCATAATCAATCTCCTTTCTCTTTAATCCGTTCCAATACATCCTTATTGGTTCAATAGCTCACTAATGTTATCTATGACTTCCCCATCTGTCAACGTATCATCCAGGATGATAGATTTAATCTGATTTGAAAGCCATGATGTGCCATTTTCAAAACCAAGAGCAATCATTTCCTTAATATCGGAAACGCCATTCGGAATTCCGTTTGTCCCGAATGAATCAATTACTGATTCTGCATATTCTTTTGCTGCTTCTTCTAATTTCTGTTTCATATCTGCTATGTTTTGAGGGTCATTTAGTTTTTAAGAAGTTGCTCATTCGCTCAATGCATCTTTGTTTTTGATTGAGATTGGGATGCACATATAAATTGAGTGTGGTAGCGATATTCGAATGTCCAAGAATTACACTCACTGTCTTATAATCGCATTGACTTTCAATGCATCTGGTAGCAAATGTATGCCGGAGTCCATGAAACACAATGTGCGGAATATTCAGACGCTTCAAGAGCCGGGCAAAGAAATCACGGTAAGAACGGGGATCTTCCGGACGTCCTGATGTTCCTACTACAAATCGGGACGGAGATATTTTCTTTACTTCCTTCAAGGCAAAGAGAAGCTGTCTTGAGATAGGTATCTCCCGGTATGAATTTCGTGTTTTGGGAGAAGTGAAAGTCCTTTCCGTAGTTCTTGATTCGCAGTTGTATATCCTTCCTGCTGTATAACTAATGGTGATTACCTTCTGTCTGAAATCCACATCTTCCCATCGCAGGGCACACACCTCTCCAATCCTCATGCCGGTACACAGAGACAGCAGAATGCCTATATTCTTAGGAGTTGGGGATTCGGTGAGATGGCTCATCAGTATCTGTTGATGGTTTAAGGACAAAGTAGGCAAACGGTGAGATTCGGTATCTGTAGGATAGTTTATCTCCCACTCCTCATAAGGGAATAACTTATGTTTCCCACCATACTTTACTATAGATTTCAGCACCGCCACAATATCCCTTACGGTTTTTTTAGCAAGACCAGAGGAAAGCTTGTAGAGAACAAATTTCTGAACGTCGCTTTCCGATATAGCTGTCGCCGTCCCAAAATATGGGAGTAAATGGGTTTGAAGGGTAAGCATATACGCGCACATCGTGGCATGCTTTATGATAGGTTGCTTCGCAGCACTCCAAATCCTGGCGACTTCTTGAAATGTTTTAGTATTCATTTCTGTTCTGTTATTAGTTATTCTTTGAAATCCAGTTATCAGTATCACAGTGAAAGCAATATCCACTTTTAGGATGTTCCGCACCGTCTTTAGCTCCACAAGTTCCACAATAATACTCCTTATCATATTCCGGGGAAAGACCTTTATTCCGTTCTTTGACGACTGCTTTTCTTTCTTCAAGCATCATCATTTTATCGGGATTACGACTCAAATAAAACTTTCTGACTTTATGTATTTGCTTTTCAAATAGTTCGTCAGATTCAGCTATCTGCCTTGCTGTATATTTGCTCATTTATAATTTGATTTACATTAATTCAATTATAACCTTCTTAAAATTAACACATAAAGGTATTGCCGACATACCCCCATTGCAATCCAACTGCCTTAAAGAGGGAACAACCTCTCCGTCATCATCAATCTCATAATCTGCAATATAGGCTAACTTCTTCGCTTCGGGGACCAATATCCTTTCATTGTTCAAAGGAGAAAACCTTTCATGAGCCGGGACCGTTATACAGATCTTGCTTCCAACAGGAAGTCCTTGGTTGGATTCAATGTATTCCTTTTCCAACTGTTCCTTTTTGCCGTTCAATTCTTTTAGCTTTAAATCAATGGCATCTCTTTTGCTCAGAAATTCTTCCTTATTCATCTTTTTTGTGTCATTCTAATTGATTCTAACATACTTACCTGCTATATTACAAGTCCTTAATATCTCCGCATTATCCTCGCCAAAAGCGATTAAGATGGAACCACAACCGGGTGAATCTCCACGTGTTCCGTCTTGACGATAGAATCTGATTCTGTTGCGCAAAAACTTCATCGCCGTTGCTTTTTCAAAAATTGTGTCTTGAAACATCTTTGAATCGCAACGATTGAAAAGTAAAGCGATACCGTTTCCATGCTCTGCCATCCTGCTGATGAATTTTTCAATTAGAGGCCGGGAATAAGGCGGGTTTAGCCATACACGGCCTTTCCATTCCTGTTTTAACCCATCGACGTTTTTATCATACATCACCTTACCTGTTTGCCATAGTGGGTTGACCGGGGCACACGGATCTAAATCAAATTCACCCAACGCATCTATAATCTCCTTCGGTGTATACCATTCATCGGTAGCGCATGCTGACCGCTCAAATTGTGTATTCATACCTGATCTGTTTTACTCTAATTGTTTATCGAAAATCTTAATACATTCAAATAAATAGTGCGCAATTATAGGTTGTACTGCATTGCCTATACACTCCGTTCTGTCCACCCTATCGGGAAGTTCATTAGACTTTCCAGCAAATCGGGGTGAGGGTATTGACTGTCTTGTTCTCCATCCCGGATATACTCGTGTATATTGCCCCGATAGGTAGGGCTCCCGAAATATCGATTCTTGAATGCTCCTTTTGCCGTTGACTTCACAGGAGTAGGCAATACAATATAATCGCTCCCGACCCTGTTGTATACCAAAGTCGGTGCCTGATAAACATTGCCATTCTGCATCATACCCGATTTCGGAAAGGTCGCATAAGACCCGTTCAAATCCCCGAATAAGGAGCATTGGACTGTTCTCAATGATGATGTATTTAGGTCTAACTTCCCGTATAACTCGGTACATTTCAGTCCATAAGCCACTTCTTTCACCGACAATTCCGACACCTTTTCCAGCAACGCTGATGTCTTGGCAAGGGAATCCACCGCTGATGATGTCAACAAATGTTGGATTTGAATACGTTCTAATATCTCTGTTGATTTCATGGTTTTCTCCAAAATTTTTTTTGATTATACTTGCTTGATAGTCTTCATATTCGCAGCTCCAAAGTGTTTTTATTCCGGCAAACGCTGCACCCAAGCCGAAACCTTCTATCCCACTAAACAGGGAACCGTGAGTCAATTTACTTTGCTTCATCTCTATATCTTATTGAATATTCTGATTAATGTAATCCACAATCTTTCCCAATTTACTTGAAGAAAACAAATGATTATTAAGCGTTCGCTTTCCTTCTTTCCATTCGTAAAATAATTGGTAATATGGTGGATTGAGTGTCCGGTCAACCTTTATACGATATTGATTAGTGCCATATTCAGTTATAAGATTCTCAATATATTCGTCCGAATTTTCTAAATCAGTAACAAATACCATCTTATCAGTAGTAAGTATCATCTTTTAGTTCCTTTCTTTCTCAGTTTTGAATTAATTACTTCCACTAAGCCTCCTTAAGCTGTCCATTGACTAGCATATACCATGTGTCAGCCTTAACCTTTTCCCCGTCAACTTCAAACGCCTTGACCTCCTTAATCGGGTAGGTATCACCGTCCCATTCTCTACGTTCTGCGAGGACTATCCAGCAACCTATAGCTCCCTTAGCCTTACACCCGTATCCGGCAGCAAGAGCAATGCTATCCTTGCCGGTAGCTGATGCTGCACCTTGGTAGCCTGTGGCTGATGCTGCACCTTGGTCGCCTGTGGCTGATGCTGCACCTCGGTAGCCTGTGGCTGATGCTGCACCTCGGTAGCCTGTGGCTGACTTACCCTTCTTCCACTTGCATTTTTCAAACGTAAACTTAACGGCTGCGTCTACAATACTCTTAATACTTAGTTCCGCTCCTATGTGGATTTTTGAGCAAGCAATTTTCGTATCATCCGTATCTGCGTCCATATCGCCAGTCCCCTCAACCTCGTGGAACTTATTCATACCAACTATGGCAGGTGGATAGTAACCGAACACATCCAACGGATGGAGGCAGAAGTGAAATCCGTTACTGCAAGCCATTATATCGCCTGTTTCTTCGTAGTCCTTACCTTCTTCGTATTGAAAATCCCTACATGTCATATCGGGGTTAAAACCTTTGTATCCTTTGATTTTGATAAATTCCTTTGGCAGGGTAACGTTATCCGGCAGGTTTGCCCTAAGTACCATGTACGCCATGTAGCTGGCATCAAATCCGGCTATCCCGGTGCCAATGGCAGTTAGGAGGAATTCCTTTTCCGGATGCTCGTTAGCGTAATTCCCGAAGTTCCCTAAAAATACGACCAGCTCTTCTTCGGTAACTTTCTGCATATCCTTGTCCAGCGTAGGAATGGCATAGGACTGACCTTGTATTCCTTCTGCCTGCCCCATAATTGCGCCAAACTTCTCAACTGCCAATCTAGCTGCACCTCCGGCGTGATTGCCGTTCATATTGCTTCCAAAAACGAATATTTGATTCTCTTTCAGTTCCTGAATATTCTCAGGTGTTAATTCTCTTTTCATGATTCCTGTTTGTTTCTGAGTTTGATTAATCCTTTTTTCTCACATTCCATTAAGAGAGGCATATCATCATCACTAATCCTGCATCTTGTCTCCCGATTGACCGACATGTAACACGGAAGATTAAACCTGTCAACTATCGCCTTAATCGCTTCCCTGTCCCTGGTTTGCCAATAGATCGTCACTGCTGATGACCTGTTACCTGTACACTCCATGCTCTTACGTCATTATACCATTTACCCTGGTGTTCTCTTGCAACAACGTTAAACTTCACCGTCACATCATCACCAATCGACAGGGGAGTGCTAATCGGTCCATCAGAGCTGAATATTGAAAACTTCATATTCTTCCCGTATTGAAACATCTCTGTGACGATATACTCATGGCATTCCCAATCCTTACCATCCTTCACACCTGTTCTCTTTCCCAGGTCTGCCGTAATTCTTCCTTTTATTTCGCAATTCATTTTTTATCCTCCTTATTTTTTTACTGCCTTCTTAAGTCGTCCCGACTACCCTTCGGGCAGTATAGGACAAGTTGCCGTAAATTGTTAAATTTATATCTTTTCATTCGTAATCAATTGATTTCCAATATTTTATATCCGCACCTTATGGTGCTTTTTGTAAATCATGTAAAATATTGATTATCAATTAGTTATCTTCTTTTCTTAATTGGTGTAATCGACCCTGATTGAAATCCCGCAAGCAATTTTTCCTTGAATTCTGCTTCAAGCGGACCTATCTCTTCGATATACTTATCCTTTTCTTTGTGCCAGTTGTTGGCAAACACGCGGATGGTTTCCCATTGCTTCTTCGTCAACCTCCCTGCCTGGAACAACGCCTTATATCTTTCCTTATATCGAGTGACGCCAATCCTCTGAATTTCCCTGGCTTTATCCAATTGGGACAGCTTTACACCCTTTGCCGGCTGCAATTCCCTGATGAACTGCATCTCCGACCAATCCTTGTAAAATATCCGCCCGATTTTGTTCAGGGATGCATTATCAAGGAGTTCCGCCAACGGCATTGACTGGTGTTTATACACAGTCTCGATACGTAAGATATTGGCACCCACATTCCGTCCCTTTTCCCCGGCTTCAAAACTCTTGTCGTAGATCTTGAGCACCTTACGGTAATACTTGCTCTTCTCCGTAGTTTTTTGCCGGAATTCCGGGTAATTGGCATCGTTCCACAACACCCGACCGGCGGCTTCCTCCACCTGTCTGATGTATGCATCTGCCGGCATGGACATCTTCATTGTCACCCCTATCTCATAGTATGTCACTATTACATTCTCTATCTTCGCGCATAGCCTTAAGAGCAACTCATTGATCGTCCATCCGGCATGGCTGAAGGTCATCGGGCGGCTGTTGTCCAGCTTGCCCGATTTCCCCCTGCTGTATAACTTGTGGATAGAGCACTTACATTTTAATGTATCACCCCGAATCTCGATGAAACAACCATCGAAATTCGCATAAGCCGTAGACTTGTAATAGATCTCATCGCCTTCGGTACACTGTTCCAGGTAGTTTTTAAGGACGATAGTATCTATATCGGCTGTGTCTATCTTTGCTTTGAATATCATTTTGTCAAACATGATAAGCTCAAGTTTCTTTTTTTTAATATTTTCTTATATCTTGACCGATAAGCGGCAATCAATATCCGGTATTCTGCTTCGGAATACTTCACATAATCATTCTTCATCGATTCGAGCAACAATACCTTCTGTTCGCCATACTTCTGAATCAACCCTCTTCGGTATCCCTGTATATTACCCTCGTCAAACCGGTTACAGCTTCTGCATTGAGCGTTGCAATTCATCTCATTGTACCTTGTACTCATGTGCTGACGATTGATGTAATGACCACAGTCAGCTTGATTTATCGGCTTAATCAACCCGCATGAGATGCAACGGAATACGGTTGTCCCCGGTATCATATCGCGAAGCCTGATATATCGGGAAAATTCGGTGTCTGCGGTCCTCTTGAGAGATGCATTATTTGTTTTTTTGAGCATTTCTAAATCTATGTTTGATTATTTTTACAAATTGAGAGAGATTACGGAATCTGATTGCGTGGCTATACCACTCTTCACTACTTGCCTTATAAGGATACTTTTCAGCTTCCGGCACCCATTCCTTGTCCGCCAGCAGCGCAATGACAGCCAGGTATTCCTTACCGGCATTCCAGAATATTGCAAGGTCTCCGATTTCAGGAGGGGACTCGGTTTCCCCGGTCAAATCCAATACAAACTCCTTGTTATTGCCTTCAAACAAGATAACTATCTTGTCATTCTCCTGCTCCACGGATACTCGTGTACATCCGGTAGGAATGGGTATTTCTCTTAATTTCATAACTGTTCGTTTTAATGGTTCCCGGATAGGCAATCAAGCCACACCGGGATAAAATGAGTAACCTATATGGCATTCAGTTTGAATGCGTGGGCGGTACGAGACTTGAACTCGCGACCTATAGCTTTGCCGAAGAAAAAAACTTAACTACCAATACCATGAAAAGAGATTAAAAACACACAACTCTTCGATAACTGCCATCGCTCTACCCCTGAGCTAACCGCCCTTGTGCCGCTTCGCCCTCACAGGTTAGACGGCTAAACCTAAACTAAAACTTATCGTAATTCATCCTTGGATGTACCATCGGAATGGATAATTATATCTTTGAACCGAGTAACCTCTATCTTCAGTATCTTCCAATCGCCTATAGTTCCTTTCATCCGCTCTGTGATGAGCTCTTTAGCCTGAGACACGTTATCGGCAGACACTATGTGGTTATATCTGCGAATCTTCACCTTACCTTTCGGAGTGACATCCGATATGCCGATAACGACCTTCCACCACTGTTCCTTGTCGAAACCGGATACTTCTTCAATGACTTCCCGTTTCAAGGTCATAACCTTAGCTTCTCCATACAGTGGGAAGCAATGCTTAACCAATACATTCTCGGCTTCCGTGAAGCCCATGGCATCAACCAGGTAAGTATCACTTACCTTTTTCCTCTTACCATTAGGCAAGATTGAAACACCTCTTACCACGCCTGTAAACCATTCTTTCATAACGCTACTGTTTAATATTCAAAACTATTCCCTATGCTATCCCAATGGGCACGGTTCCTGATGTACTCATCCACCAATTGACCATCAGAGGGATTGCCTAACTCTTTCTTCAATGCCTGATATACATCGTCAGGCATGTTGTAGATAACCTGTTCGTCATGGTCACACTTGCCGGCAACACCCAGCAGAATCACAGCTGCTATTATCCACAGTATTTGCTTTGTTATCTTGTTCATAATCTTGATTAATCGTATATGTCTTTTTAAATTTTCGTCCGTTTTGCCCCTTTCTACTCCGACCAAAAACTCTTCCAGCTTCCTAATCGGGTCCTGGCATGAAACAAACATATCAGGACTCATCTCATCTTCATAGGTTTTGATCCCATTCACAAGAACCGATCTTCTTACTGATTTTAAAAACGAACAGCCTTCTTTAACAGCCTCGCTTTCATAGCATATACTTATCGATATATTCGTCACCTTCTTCATAGTCGTAATCTATCAGCATTACCTCTAGCTTTCATTACTTTTCTCCTCAGTAAATCCAACTTCCTTGCGTGGTCAATACGAGCGCAATTCAATTTGGCTACCTTTTCATAAAAATTTCCAATATCATTCGACAACTCTTCTTCCAAAGAAAAAACCAACTCGCGGGCTTTCTCCACTTCCGCTCTGGCTAACGCCAACTTTCCTACTGCCATACCTCATTAAGATTTATTGGAAAATAATTTTAACGCCATCTCCACATCCACTACAATCGTTCTGCCTGATTGGGAAACAGCCCTCTTTATTGGTCCGTTCTTTAACTTTCTAGCGGTGGAATCTGACACGTGGAATAACTCCTTAATTCCTTTCAAACCATATACTAATCGTTTCTCTGATTTAGATTGCGTGGGAACCACAGGTGTAATCTTTGGAACCAGGCTTTCAAAGAGTTCTTTCAGCTCCCCTACGGTTAGATCTATCAACCTGGTATCATCGCTTATCCGTCTTTCAATTGGTATCATAATTTACCCTCCTTGATCCAGTTATAGATAGAATCCACGCGATAAATAAGGTCTGAATCGGCAACACCGGCTGACAACATCTTAACGATCTCCTTCCTCAACTCAATATCATTACTACTTCTTTGAGAATTTTCTTCTGATGCAAATTTTACATCTTCACATTCTTTCAGTTCGCTTACACAGATCTCTTTGAAATTTGCGCTATAAAAACTATCTATCATAAATCGTACAAGGCCTATCTCACTACTCTCAAAAATATCCACAAATTCATGAGGGATTCTATCAGATATTATGGCATTAAGCCCATTATCCAATTTTACCTCATACGTTCCATCAGGACGCTGTTTCAATGTCAATACATATCTCTTTTCCATTTTCTTAAAAAGAAAAGCCCTCGCTGTTCTCAGCATAATTGGTGTTTGGCTGATACTTAGCAAGAGCTTTATTTATGTCCTAATTACGGTAAACACCACTAAACCGTATCGTCTATTTTTTAATCTGATTTTTAGGATATTAAAAATGTCTGCACTATATTTGCAGCGGATTTGGATTGGATAGTACGGCAAACAGTCGTACAGCCATTTTTATACCCTTTTGCAACCGCTTGTTGATTGGTTACGGATGCAAAGTTAAGAGCTTTTGAACTTAAAACAATGTTTTCGTTTAAAAAGTTTAGCTCAATAGCTCTATTTATAATTAATATAAATAATGTTTTATGAAAGAAGGTGTTTTACAAAGGATTATCATCATTTGCCAACAAAGATCTGATTCTGAAACTCAATTTGCTAAAATGATTGGAGCCAACCAGAAGACAATTAATCAGCAATTGCGTGGAGAACGCTCTCTTAGCTTTGATACTATATTAAAGACATTAAGTGCATTTGAAGACATATCGTCTGAATGGCTTCTTCGCGGTGAAGGTGATATGATTAAGCCTCAACATGAGCAGATAGTTGAGCCTCAACCTGCACTTATCAGTACAGCAGGAGATACACCCGAAGCATCCATACTCTATCATATATATAATGACACTATCAATAGAATGAAAGAACTTGTGGAAGAGAATACCAAATTAAAGATGCAAGTAACCGAACTTTCGGAAGGAAGTGAAGAATTAGCCAAAACCTTGAAAAGTTTCCATGACTCAAATAAAGAGCTTGCTGATGAAAATCAACAACTCAGAATCGAGGTGATGATAAAAGACTCACAACTTAAGGAAAAAGAAAAATCTGTGTTAGATTATAAGGAATTACTTAAGAAAGCGATATAAATTGCGGTTTCTTATATAAATAATAAAAACTATTAATTACTTGGAAATGATAAAAGAAGCTCCTATCTTTAAACAAATGAACCAAACAGCCCAAAATGACAAGACGCGAAGAGAAAAACTTGCAGGATATTTTTTTGATTTATCCAAACTTTCCTTTGCCGGGCTTGTTGTAGGTGGACTTGTTTCTATAAAGTCAGATAATACAGACCATGTAATTGACATATATAGAGTTATTGCTGGCTGTATTTTTACAATCCTATCAGCTATAATAGCTAATTTAACACTAAAATAAGGAGGCAATATGGATATGTTATCTTTAACTTACACCATTGGGTGCGTGATAATGGGCGGTTTTTTAATATGGCTCAAAACTCCATCAGGCAAAAAATGGCTCAAAGGCTTATAAAAGAATGACAGATAAAGAGGAAAAACGGACAAGTCCCTTAATATAGCAGGACTACTTTTTTCTAACCTCTTTCTTTTGCAAGATTTCCCTATAAATACAATTATTTTCGGGGAGAATCCCATGTTTAATGTAGTCGTAGATAATAGTAACGTTTATAGAGAATGTATTCCATACCCTATCGCTATTGTTCGCAATAAAGCATTGAGTAGCCATTTTAGCTGCTTCCAATCTAATTTCTTCGTCTGTCATAATTATAATTTAAAAACTCCCTAATATAAACATAAAAACGGATTAACCAATGAATATCATATTGATTTAAACAAAATATATCATTATAGTGTTTTGTATTAAGAAATATTCCCAAATTAACCAAAAACATGGAAACTAATACCAAAACACTTTCTATAATCGTTGAAGAACAAAAAAAAGAAATCGAATTACTAAGAGAGCAGCTAAAAATCACGCTAGCTGTAGCATGCGAAGATAAATGTCTCCCTTGCATATTGAAATTTCTAAAAACCAAAAGATAACAGTATGAAAAAAACTTTATTTGGATTGCTAATCTGTGCGGCATTAACTCAACCCATATATGCCCAAGACGAAAAAATTACTAATAGTTCTATCCTAGAAATGGTTAAACTTGGATTTTCCAACGACATAATCATTAGCAAAATAAATAGTAGTACATGCAACTTCGACACAAGCATTGACAGCTTGAAGACATTGAAAGAAATGGGGGTTAATAACGATATCATCATTGCCATGATAAACCATGCTCCTGTAAGCAATAACAAAAATAACGACACAGACAGATCGGGCATCTATTACAAAAACGGGGATGAATTTATCAAAATACTACCTTCTGTTTTTTCAGGTTCCCAAACTAACACATTAGCTACTGCATTCTCTTACGGTTTAGCTAACACCAAGATTAAATCTACAATGGATGGAGCACATTCAAGTAACGTAGTGGCAACCAACTCACCTGAATTCTATTTCTACTTCAACGCCAACAGGCAAGGTGATTTAGGTTTATCTGCAACAAACTGGTGGTTTTCTGCTGCATCATCACCCAATGAATTTACCTTGGTTGAACTAGTAAGCAAAAAAGGACGCAGAGAACTAGAAACAGGAAAAATCAATCTCTACGCAGGCTCTACTACCGGAATAGATGGAAAGAAGGCTATTAAAGTCAATATTGAGGTCATAAATGACCATACCTTTAAGGTCACTCCCCAATTCTTCCTGGACGCGGGAGAATATTGCTTCTTCTTTAAAGGGAATATACCACATGGAGGATACAGTAATCAATCTGTCTTCGATTTCTCTATACCAAGAGATTTAAAACTTAATATAAACAGCCTCTTCGATAAGGGAGATTACGTTTGGGTATTAGAGGATGAAGAGCCTAAAAGCTACGAAATCATGAGTGCTCATATAAATTCGGATGGCGTGTACTATGGGATAGGTCGCAAAATGAGCGCAGACATTATTGCATATATATCTGAAAAAGATTGCTATAAATCCAAGAAAGAACTAAAACAGGCTTTAAATATAGAATAGCTATCATTATAACATCATGAACATCAAACGAACAACTACCTTTCTCCTGGACAAGGAGAAAGGCAAGCCCGATTCCAAACTCCGATATAGGATTAAGTGGAACGGCAACACAGTAGCCTTTAATATTGGCTATCGAGTAGATAACAACAAGTGGGTAGCTGAAGCCCAGCGATGCAAGGTAAACACTACCCATGGTAAGAAAAAGGTACCGGCATCGACCATCAATGCCGAGATAAACCGATTCGAAGAGCTGATTAATGACGCCTTCTTTTTTTTCGAGCAAACCGAGCACATACCCTCCACGGATGAATTTCGGAATGAAGTCAATAGAAGGAATGGGAGAATCGTAGAAAAAGAAGAAAAAACCATCTTCGATTACTATATGCAATTCATTACGGAGCAGGGTAAAGAAAATAGCTGGTCCGAGAATACATATAAGAGGCATAAAACCACAATGAACCACTTAAAGAAGTTTGCCCCCAATCTTACCTTTGCAGACCTCACACACGAAGGATTGTCCCAGCTTGTTGACTACTTGATGAACGTAGAGATAGATGATGAAGTCGGAATGAAGAACCGTACCGCGAAGAAGTATATCAATCTGACTAAATGGTTCCTCAGATGGGCAGCGGATAAAGGAATCAATAAGGAACTTGCATTTATGACATTCAAAGAAAAACTGAAAACGATTCCGTCAAAGGTGATATACCTCGAATGGGACGAATTAATTAGAGTGTACAACTCATCATTCCCGGATGAGCCTCATCTTGAAATAGCGAAAGACGTATTCTGTTTTCAGTGCTTCACCTCCCTGCGATACTCTGACGTGAAGAACCTTAAGAAAGCTGACGTCTTCGATGGGTATATTACCACCACAACGATTAAGACAGACGAGCCGCTAAAGATAGAGCTTAATAAGTACTCTAAAACCATATTGGACAAATACAAGGATATAAAGGGTATCTACGCGCTCCCTGTCCCTGTCAACCAACGGATGAATAAATACATAAAAGAAGTATGTGCAGTTTGTGAAGTCAATGAACCGGTGTGCATAACCTATTACAAGGGTTCGGAAAGAATAGATGAGATACATCCCAAACACGAATTAATCGGCACACATTGTGGAAGGAAAACCTTTATATGCAATGCGCTCATGCTAGGCATCGCGCCTAATATTGTGATGAAATGGACAGGCCACAGAGATTACAAGTCTATGAAACCCTATATTGACATAGCAGACAAAGTAAAACAAGAAGCTATGACTCTTTTTAATCGTTAGTCCCTATTTTAGTCCCCATATTGGTTAAATAGTTGATATTCAATATCAATTGTACACCCGATGAGAATCGAACTCATATCGTCGGAACCGGAATCCGGTATTCTATCCATTGAACTACGGGTGCGTTATTTTAATGAACGCGCAAAAGTACAAAATATATCTTCTTTCTCCTAATAAAAAACAGATTTTATGAAGTAAAATGATATTTTGCTCGTTAATTTAAGCACAAAACAATCAATTTGACTATATTTTCGGCCAAAACAATAACATTATCACAAATAATTTCTATATTTGCGAACTATTAAAATAATTAGAACAATATATAATGAGTTACCTTATTAAACCTGCCAACTATAAACCTTTGCTGGATTTAAAGCAAACAGAGTTGGGCATCAAGCAAATAAAGGAGTTCTTCCAGCAGAACTTATCATCAGAGTTACGCCTTCGTCGTGTGACGGCCCCATTGTTCGTTTTGAAAGGAATGGGTATCAATGATGACCTAAGCGGAACCGAACGTCCTGTTTCTTTCCCAATCAAAGACTTAGGAGACGCACAAGCAGAAGTTGTTCACTCACTTGCCAAATGGAAAAGACTTACTTTGGCAGAATATAATATCGAGCCCGGATACGGAATTTATACTGATATGAATGCTATCCGTGCAGACGAAGAGCTGGGCAATCTACATTCACTCTATGTCGACCAATGGGACTGGGAACGAGTGATTACCAAAGAACAACGCAACGTCCATTTCCTGAAAGAGATTGTCACACGTATATACGCAGCCATGCGCCGCACTGAATATATGGTATGTGAAATGTATCCGCAAATCAAACCGTTCCTGCCCCATGACATCCATTTCATCCATTCGGAAGAATTGCTGCAGATGTATCCGGACAAGACTCCGAAGGAGCGTGAACACGCTATTGCACAAAAATACGGAGCCGTATTTATTATTGGTATCGGATGCCGGTTAAGCGATGGAAAAGAACACGACCTCCGTGCACCAGACTATGACGACTATTCTACAGTCAACCCCGAAAATAATTTGCCGGGATTGAACGGTGACCTATTGGTTTGGGACAAAGTACTCGACCGTTCAGTGGAACTTTCTTCAATGGGTATCCGTGTAGACAAGGAAGCACTGCTTCGCCAACTGACTCTGAGCGGACAGGAAAAGCGTAAAGAACTCTATTTCCATAAACGCCTGTTGGAAGGCACACTGCCCCTCTGTATCGGAGGCGGTATCGGACAGTCACGTTTGTGTATGCTCTACCTGCAAAAAGCACATATCGGAGAAATTCAAGCCAGCATTTGGCCTGAAGAAATGAGAAAAGAATGTGCACAACTGGGCATGCAACTCATTTGA